TAGACGGCAAGAGAGTGAGTATCGTAACCGTCTGCAATCATATTACCACCACCTGAATTAACATCAAGGAGTTGACCTGGAGCCGCAGTCCCAATTCCTACGGAGCCGCCTTTGTCAATAATCATTCTTCTTACGACAGTAGCACTTGTATTGGGCGTTGTCCAAAATTCCAACGTACCAGGCATATCAGCCGATTGATTACTTGGTGTTGAGTTTACTGATGACGAAATTCTTGCACCTTCTTCAAAAGTAGATGATTGGTCATTGTATCCTTGAAAACTAATTGTTCCCAGTACATCTGGCTCATTTACCTTTGTTGGACTTGCTTCTGAACCGTTAGCTTTTCTGAAAGTTAATTTGGAAGTAGTAGCATCAGTATCGTGATATGTTGATAATGTTGCTTCGGCATCTGCCGAATCCTTCGATATTTCAATCAAAGTATCGGGACTCGCAGTCCCAATCCCGACATTGCCACCACCAAACAGAGCCGCATAATTTGTATCTGCACCTGATATTTTTACATCAATACCGACATTTGTTTGGACTCCAGATGTACCAGCAGTTAAATCTATATCAATACCAGTATTAGTAACAGTACCGACCTGAGTCTTTCCATCACTATTAATATCTAAATCAAGACCAATATTAGTAGCAGTCTGACCAGAGGCTGTTATAGCAGTTTGGTCAAAATCTATAAATAATCCTTTTGTTGTTGCAGTTGTTGTTGCAATCATGTTCTTATCAATGATCATATCACCAGCTAACATCTCATCATATGTAAAAGAACCTCCACCTTCTACACTTAAATCACCTGTAATTGTCAGGTCGCCTGATATTGTGCCTCCACCTGTTAGTGGGGCACTTCTACTTAAATTTCTCATAGCATGACCCCCTTAGAATAATCCAACAACTTTAAAACCAGTTTCTGTGCTTGCAAATGAAAATGAATCACAAGCAAATGGAACTATACCACCAGGTGCAAATATAGCTGCAACTGCTGCCCCAGGGATAACTAATGTTCCTCCACCAGCAAGAGTAAGAGTCATATCTTCTGTATTGGTTGGGATAACAACTCCCATCATTGCTCTTGTTGTTGATGAAAATGATACTGCTGTAGCACTTGTTGCAGTTTTGATTTCAGCCTTTGTTACAGGAGCGCCTGACTCCTTTACACTCCAACTTTGTAGTCCTTTAGCCATCTTTTTTCTCCTTAGTTACAGTACCTTACCGAGCTTAGCTATTCTCATGGGTACTTTGGTTATTAAATTTACTTCAGTTATACCTTCAAATGCTTTGCTTTAAAAGGCCCTGAAGTTAATGTTATCCTTGACAATAGTTCTGATTTACTCTCACTACCACCATAAGAAACACCACGTTTATCGTAAAAATCTTTTATCTCACTCTTTGTATTTGAATCAGTTGGATAATCAGATTGTAAAGTAGCCACACCATTAATTATATGATGACCTCCTGCTATCAATCTACCATGTCCATCTCCATGCTTCTTTGCACATTCAGCTACATAAAATTCTTCAGCTACTTTAAAACTATCTGTTGTCTTAGCAACAGTACCATCAACATCTACAAAATAAGTCTTAGATGAAGGGTATGTCAAAGTTTCAACACTTCCATCAGCATATGTCTTAGTTCTTATTACCCCTGGTGTAGTATTTCTATGAACTCTAACACGATGACCTTGACTGCATCTTCTAAATAACATTAATTATCCTTAATACTCAATATGAAATATAAATTCCAAGTCATCTACATCAGCTCCAGTTCTATCAATACCCGCAAAATATACACTAGTTGAATCTTTTGCTGCTTGCAACATAAGTCCATTAACACCAACTGTCCTTTCTCTTCCTTCAGATACAGTTAACATATTAATTAAATCTACTTCAGTAACACTTACATCAATCTCTACAACCCCCAATACTTTTGCTGTTTTCAAATTAGCATCGGTAATACTAACTGCAGCATCAACTGTACCTAATGTTACTGCATTTTCAGTAAAAACCAAATCTATATCACACGTTGTATCAGAATAATTTACTATTTCTAAACGAAGTAATCTAGAGCATCCACCTGGCTTTAATGTTGCATTTGGAATTTCTGTCCCATTAAACATAACATCATTTGCATCTGTTGCAGCAGCTTGTAAAGTTGGAGATACTCTTACTACTTTTCTTTGTGCTGTTGCATTGGTAGCCTCTTGTATTGATAGTTCGTGTAATCCTCTTTCTCCTGTTGCCATATTATTTCTCCTTGTTTATCTTAAATGATATCACTATTAAAAACCTCCTGCTGATCCATCTGCTAAATCAGCACTTACATCCATCCAAGATAGTAAATACCAATTAGTACCATCATAAACCCATTGAGTCACATCTCCGCTTGCAGTTACAATATCAGCACTACCACATTTAAAATTATCTGCATTATAATCAAAAGTTACAGCAGCTGTAGATATGATTATAACAATTTGACCTATAGTTCCACCATCGAGCGTAGTAAAAGTCTGTGTACTGGCATCTGTCTTCCATAAATTACCAGCCGCTACTGATGGAGATGTATCGCTACTTGAAAATGTGCCAAATGTTGATGAAGCTCCAGATGCAGCAAATGCACCTGAAACAATTACTGAAGCAGTTGAAAGATTTAAAACACTATCATTCCCAGCTCCATCTTCAACTACTCTTGATGTAGCATCTAATTCTTGATTATCTGCAGTACCTACTTGCAGTAATGATTTATACGTATCAGAAGGTTTTTTACTTGTTAATATAGCCATTATCCCCACTCCTGCCAAAAATCTGTTGACTCGGTTCCCCAAGTATGCCATTTTAACTCTGGATACTTAGCAGACCACGGCGAAACTTCATTTCTTATACATCGTACACTATATCCATTTTGCTTTCTCCCTGACCCAGCATGGAGGTCATCATGGTCATGCTGAATCCAACGAATATAACTCTCTGCCGTAAGCCAACTCAATTCAGTTGTAGTCCAAAAATATGCATCCGTATTTATATTATAAAAGGTACCAGTATTCCAGGCCCGACGCCCAGCAGGAAGAGCATTAAATCCGCTTGTCCCAAAGTTTGAATTACTCTCTAAATCATCGTCATCCCATAAATCAGCTCTGCCTGCAAGCTCACTACCTTCGTCAGTACCTCTCTCTGTACCTCCAGTATATACATCGGAATCTGCAGCGCTCATACCAAGATATCTTTCTAATTCTTTATAATCATTTAAAATTGGAACTCTCCACCCGTTAGGAGCAAGTTTATCTGTCTCTACAGCCATTCTATTATACAAATATCCGTAAATATCTGAATTATCAGTATCATTACTATACTCACATCTTGCTCCAGTAGATAATGCTGACCAATCGCTACTACTTGTTACTCTCTCTATATCAGACCCATCATTATACTTAGTTGTCTTTAAATTCTCAGTCATCCATTCTTGTCTGCCTAACTTAACAGTTGAGTATTCATTACCATCAGCATCAATACAAGGAGCTGAATCAGTTGATGTATGAGACCAAGTAGTCATCTATCTTACTCCAAATGGAGATATTGGAAATACCATTGAAATCTTTCGTTTGTTTGATTCATTATCTCCAACTTTCTTCCAAAATTCTCTCATATAATATTCTTTAGTCTGTATCTCACCTTTAGCATCAGCTAATTGTCCTTTTATATAATCAACAACTGCCAACGATAACATTCTACTGAGATTAACATGATCTGCTTCATCAGGAGATGTTTGATCTGTTAATGTAGGATTATCATTGCCACTTAATTCATTTGGGTCAACATCTACAAAAGGCTCAATAAATGCAGTACCTTCATATCTTAATCCATCAGTAATACTCTCATTAGGATAAATTAACTGACTACCGTAATATTCATCAGGCATCCTAATTCTATATCCTGAAAGAGTAGAAACATTAGCAGCATCTACATACTGCCATAAATGAATATTCCTACCTACTAACTGATATAACCAATTTCTATGTGTATCGGAGCTCATTATTCTGGATCAGTATCTTCTGATACTACTGGATTATGTAACAATCTACGAATTCTCTTATATTTACTGTCATTTGTATCTTTCACAGATATTGATCTTAATTTTATCATGTTAGCAGGAAAAGGATATTCTCTTGTACCATCAACAATATTAGTCTTCCAACTTGCAATATCATTACCATAATTAGACTGTATTAAATGTATAGCATCTTTTATCCACGCTATTGCTAACGTAGTTTCCTTCATACCAGCTCTTTCCATTATTTCTTGTACTGTCATTATTATTTCTCCTTAAGGTGCATCAGCAAGTATTTCAATTTCAACAGCGTCACCAGAATATAACCATACATAAACTTGAGAAGGAGTTGGATAAAGATTATTTCTTGCTGGATGAACTAGAATTGACTCTCCTGAATAAAGTATAATAATAGCATCATCATTATTATCTATTGTTGCATTTTGCCATGCACCCATTACTACTCCATCGCTAGTCTCTCCACTAGAATTTTTGCCAGTATTTTTTATATATAATAGTTCTATGGAACCAGACCCATTAGCAATTGGCTGATGAGCACTTGCTGCAGCTGCACTTACTGTATATGAGCCATTATATTTTAAAGTAGTAACATCTACAGAACCAGAACCACCTAAAGACTTTCCAACACTACTATGGATATGCTTAAATCCTTCATCACACTCTTCTACAGGAGTTACCTTTGTTGACCATCTAATTACATCTGCCATAATTATTTATACATCTTCTAATATAGCTGCTACTTGACAAGTTACCGTAGCTGACCCTTGAGCAGTTGGCTTTAAATCGCTATCTAATGTGCAAGAACGAACATTCAAATCTCCTACTGTAAGGTTAGGAGCTTTAAAAGCTATCATCTCTCCATTTCCAAGTACCATAATATCCGTATCATTATACGCGGCATTACCATTATCAATACAAAGAGCAACTCCTTCAGTAGATGTTGTTGATATATTCTTTATTGCTACCCATTTTACCTTATCGGATAGTGAAACAGCGGCTGCTAAACCTAAATAAGAATCACTTGTATCTAATATAGCAGTAGCAGCTCCATTTCCTACATCTACTTCTGCAAAAATCCAAGCATCATCATCTCCTGATACTGGAGTATAATCTGAATTTCCACCAATAGAGGCCTTTATATCATCCATAAAAACAGATGCTGTTATATTTGATATTGCTTTATCTGCCATATTTTATCTCCTTTGTTGTTGTTGCTGCGATTGTTGAGCAACTAACCCAGCACCAATCATTTTAGAATTATAATTAACATAATTTTGTACTTCCTGTAAACACGCTTGCATTGCCTGAGATGCTGATGTAAGATATAATTGAACCTTAGCAAGCTTTGTTGAAAATATTGTCTGTTCTTCACCTACTTGAGCCTGATATGAACCTAATTCTGCCTGATATTTAGCAAGTTCTGCCTGATATTCTTGATTTACTTTTGCTAAAGTATGCTGATAGTCCTGAACCTCAGAAGCAACTGCCTGAGTATATGAAGTTAATTCTGCTGTAAATTTTTGAAGTTTCCTATCTTCTTGTTTATCTGATAACTGAGCCTCTTGTACTGCTTCTTGAACCTCAGCATCATATTGCTTTGATTCCTTTTGAAATGAATTAAGATTATTTTGGATGTCAGATTGATACTCTGCTAAATATTGAGAATACTTCGTAGTATACTCTTGTAGATTGTTAGCCCATTCCTGCTGTTCCTGTTGAAATTTTGCTGTTGCAACACCACCATCAGCCTGATATTGACCTAATTGTCCTTGAATTACACTCATTCTTGCTGCAACCAACTCGCTATCTTCATCTGTTATGAATGAATCAGCATTTGAATAATCAGGAGATACAACTGGAGGTGTATATGTAGGCTGTGTCGCTGAAAATGTTGGAGCAGAAAACACAGGTGCAGTATAAGTAGGAATACTAGAAGTAGGTAATGTTATTGATTGTGCTGATGGAGATGGAACTACTGGAATAGCAGAAGAAATAGTCAAACTACTTCCAAAACTAGGAGCACTAGGAGAAGAAGGTGGAACATTTGCTACAGGTGCCGAAGGAGACATCTCCTTTGCTAATTGATAAAAACATTGTGCAATTACATGATTAGTTACTATTGCACTTAAATCGCTATCATCATCTACCTTAGTATAATCTACATATAAAGCAATAGCAGTTTCAGAATCAGTTGGAATAGGTTTAACTATAATTCTTACACCTTCACCAGGATTCGTATCATCAAGATAATACTTTGGATATGTATTTGTTGCTAAATGTAAACTTGCAGTATTTGCTATAAATCCTTTCATATTATATGGAACTTCAGCTGCACTAAATCCATTTCTTGATACATCTAATATACTATCAGTCCCAGTAGGCATAGTTATTTTTACTCCATCTGAAGTATTTCCACCATGATTGCCAGGAATTGTAAAAGTAGATGACCACTTTAATAAATTCTTTGGTACGTTAGCAACTACAAATCTCTGAGCATTAGTAACAAAATTACTACTTACGCTACTAACACCAGTTTGTAAGACTGCAGCTGCTTCTATATTCGTTGTTGCCATGTTATTCTTTCAGTAAAGAGGAGGCCACCAAATTAAGCAGAAAGGAAGCTAAAAACTAAGTCTAGCGACCTCCTCAAATTACATCATCGTCTTGAGATATTACCTCTCAAACTTCGGATTAATCATCAATCGTTAAGCGTCAACGCTAACAATATCAGCTGCAATCACGCCGTATCCAGTAGCAAACCAATAAGTTCCATTACAATGTATTTCAATGCTGGAACCTACTGTTGTTGCACTAGCACCCCATGATATACCATCTGATAAAGCTACTGTAGCTTCAGTATGACCTATCTCTACAAGATACATTTTATCTGCATCAGGATAAGTTACTGAAGTCGCTACACCACCAGCTGCTACACCAAATCCATTTATTTCAACAGAAGCATCAACTGCTGCCAAAAAGAATTTAGCATGCCAACCAGCTATCCCAGTAGAAAGTTTAGGTAGACTAATTACATAAGTACTACTACCTTGATCTACGTAAAACACCTTACCAGAATCGCTAGCATCAAGCTGCTTAGTTTTAGTAATAGTCTCAGCTACTTGATAACTATGTGAAGGATGACTACCTATTTTTGCATTAGCCATTAGTTACCTCCTTATGCTGTTGAGAATGCTAATGAAGCATTAACGGCGCCACTTCCAGTTTCAGCACCTCTAAAGGCAACTGACCATTTGTTGTCTTTCTCGCAAAAGAAAGCCCACTCAGCACCTATATTAGTCTGATTGTTAGTAGCAGTCTGAGCATACGTTAATGTATTATTCGCCGCTGCTATTGTTTCAATACTACCAGCACCTATAGCTACTGTTGCTGTCCATTCCATCGTGTAAACAGGTGTCATCAAGTGAAGAACTTCTTGAGCTTCGACTTGAACATTCATGGTTCCTGCTTTGAAAGTGTCTCCACTTGCACAAGATATTACCATGTTTTCTCCACCATCAGCTGCTACAGAATGCCTAAATACAGTTAAGGCTCCATAACTTGCACTAGGTAATGTAATAGCAGAAGCTCCAGTACCACCATCAACTAAACATTCACAGATATCACCATCAACTAAGGTTATGCCTGATCTTGCTTTAGCGTCTGTAACGTCTGCAGCTGCTCTTAGGTTTAGATGTTGCCAATTCCAAGAATAATAAGCTAATTTATTTTCTAAATACTTACCATTTCCTAGATTGCTATCGAACTTATTTTGTCCATATAAAGGATTTGCCATTTTCTATCCCTCCTCTAATTAAGACCAGTAAGCGTGGGCTTCAGGCATTTGCCATTCCATCCCAGCTTCTGTTTGGATTAAGTCAACCCGACGGTCAACACCACTGTTTTCTAAGGTTTGAACACCTACATAGATAGCCGTATCACGATTCAAACCATTACCAACAAGAGGTCTGTATGCACAGTACTTCATGTTGACTGCAAGAATCTTAATTGGATGTCCATCTAGGTGAATATTACGTGATACATTCATATCTCCAAAAGGAGTACTGATTGTAGTAATATCAACACCAAATACCTTCTTTTTGCCCGTTAATGACATATCAGCACGGAAGTTAGGTGAAATCTCAAGATTATTTGAGAAATAACCACTTAGTTTATGCAACCAATTATATGTCGCAGTATCCACGTAAAACAATGTTGCGTTAGCATTATTGTATCGTGGGTCTAAGAAGTTACTCAAGTCATCTAAGAAATCATCCTGTGTTTTACTCGCATGAGACAGACTAAACACATTTCCATAACCTGAAATGTAATCAACAGCACCTTGTGTGTACCACTCAGCTCCTGAGTCGTACTGGGAACCAAACAGAATACTCTGTTCAATATCCCACTTATGTTCGATCAACTTTTCACGCCAGATACGAGCCCATTCATTGGGTTCATACTTTAGTACAGTTGCACGAGTCGTATTGTCCATTGCCATCGCAGTCTTCCATATCTGAGTACGTCCATACCCAGTTGTGAAGGGTTGGTCTTTCCATGTTTCAGGATAACCACTACCCTGCGAATGTGCAGTACCTACAACGTAAGAACGCATTGGTTCTAATACACTAGCAACAGATGCGCTATATACTGTACCAATAGCACCATCGCCAGTAAAAGAACACAGCTCCGAATTAGCAGCTGCATCTAATGGTCTTACAATCGTACCTGTAATTGGAGTGTAATACACAGTCCTTGCACCATCATCTTCAGCAGCTCCATCACTTAAATCAAATGGAGTTATACTTGCAGAGGCATTATCATGGACTGTAGTAATCTTGACTATAATATAGTCATTCTGTGAAACACTCGTCACTTCAGCGTCAGCTGTTCCTCCACCACCAGCTTGACTGGTCGTATTAACTTTGACCATCTGACCTGGAAGAAAGAATGCTGGTTGAGTACCAGACTCTCCTACTAATACATCATTACCAGACTGTCCGAAAACACTACCTTGATTGCCAGCAGATTTATAATCTGTAGCCATCAATAGTTTTACTTCCTGTCCAGCAGACGTTGTAAGTGCAGCAGCAGATGTGTCAACAAGATCAGCGTCACTACCTATTGTAGCATTCCAACCAATCACATATGCGTACCGTTTGTGAAAAGAAGGGCGTCTTTCTGTGAATTTAAACTCTGGATCGTCTGTTGACTTCTTCGCAACTTTTGATACAAGTCTAAAGAAAGGGTCTTGTGCTATTGCCAGCTCAGATACCCTATCCCCAAAATTGTACTTTCTACGAAGATCGCCAGTACTTAGACTGGACGATGCAGGACTTATACCACTAGGAGATGAGGATTCAGTTAATCCACTCTCCAGTTGAAATAAATCAGCCATTTTATCTTCTCCTTATTTAGGAATTAAGCACCTGGAAATGGCTGAAAAAAAAGTTCAGCTATTAACCAAATGCGTTTTCTAATTGAGAGTCAATCCCTTTAATAGCATCAAAGACAGAATCATCCTGAGATGTTTCAACTTCTGCGCTTCCTTGAGTAGCTAACGAACCAGGAGCAGATTGTACTTTTTGCATCTGTTTCGCTATATTCTCATTAGCGCTTTTCTGAATATTGGACTCACGAGAATCCTTATTCTTTAAATAAAGAATATCATCAAACGTCAACTTGTGTGTTTTAGCAAAGTCTTTATAGTCATCCCATTCTTCAGCAGACAAATTATGCCTACCTTTGAAATCGGTCTCCTTAGACAGTCTCTCACTCTGTGCAGTTTGAACCTGCTGAGATTGAGCCAGTCTTTGTTGAACAATACCATCAACTGTTGCACCAAACATTTTAGCTGAGTCTGATTGTGGATTCGATAGAGCTTCATCAGCATCGAAGATAAAATCTTCGTCTAATCCCATTTGTTCTTTCATGCTTTTAGGAGGCTCTCCTCCACCCTCAAAATAACCACGAACGTGCTTGATTAAATTAGGGTCTTCTTTCATCGCATTAATGATAGGTACATAGGGTTCCATTTCTTTACTCTCATCGTAAAGTCTTTTAGCCTCACGGCTTGAATCCGAATACCTTTTTTTCAGGGAATCCAATTCATTAGGATCGCCTGTCTGAACTTCTTGAGGACTCTGACTAAGCGTATTACCGCTATTAATATCAGAGGTTGCCGTCTGATCACCTTCTAAGATGCCTTGGTTCAATGAACCATCAAGGGCTGCGAAAAAATCTCTTGATGCACCTTCATTTGAAGAAGCTTCAGGGGCACTATCTTGTGCGTTACCTACTACTTCTTGATTTTCCATAGTTTCTCCTTGTTAATTGAGATAATCTAAGTTAAGCATTTTCTGCTTTTTTGTCAACCGCTTTTTCTGCGGACAATTGCGCTTTATCTACAACAGATTCCACACCTCTCCGCATGTCTTTTTTAGCAGTATCAAATTCTTGTTTGAGAGATTCTCTTAAAACTTTTTGCTGAGCTTCAGTCTCCACTACGTCTCTTCTGATTTCTTTCTCAGCTTCGCCAATCTTCATCTTTATGCCAGCCTGTACTAATTGACGCTCTAATGTCTCAATAGTTCCTTCTTTATCTTTTAATGCTTCTTCCATTTGCTGTACACTACTTTGCAACTGAGCATATACTGATTTTCTCTCAATTAATTGTTTCTTATTTCTTATATCACTTTCAGCTATCATCGCAATATCATCAATTAACCCAGCCTGGAACCATCTAAAATATTCTTCAAGTAATGCCCATCTGTTCATTGGCATCGTTGTCCCTGCAACTATCCTAACATCAAAAGTAGCAGATTCATAATCCATCCACTTCCCTATCTCATTACCATAGTCGTTATAAATAGGAATATTAATTCTTTCTTCTCTTTCTTCCCCACCTTCCTTTTGACCAGGCTCAGGCTGGACAATCCTAAAAACTTTGTCTATTGTATAATGTTTCTGTGCAACTTGTTGGAAGATTCTCCCTAAGTGCTCAAGAGCAGGTTCCACTATACTGCTCATCCATGCTTTTAATCTTCGAGTACCAAATTCATCATTAGCAAGTAACCCTCTATATGTTTCAGGCTGTTCTTTTGTAAAACCCATCATTGCTGAAGGAACTCCACTAATATATTCAGCATCTGATTTACCTTCTTGTACTACTGAGAAAAATGCATTGTTTATGGGAGCAGGTAAAACTGGTGTTGGAGGATTAAACCCCTGTCTGTACTTCAGCAGCGCGCCTGGAGCTGAAGAATATTGCTCCCATTCCTCTTCTGGAACAGAACCTTCTTCATACATCCAACGGAGATTAGATGCTAAATTAGCATTATGTAACATAATCTGATGTGATTTATTAATCTCCTGTTGCTTCCCTATGAGTGGCATCACAGCACTTATAGGATAAGGTGTTCCAGTATACATATACGGAATTGGTACTATTGGATATTCAGAAATTGGTAATAATCTTTCATACAAGAAAATATCATCACCTACGCTACACGTAAGCACAATTTTATTCTCATAAAACTTCACAGCATTAACTACATCATTAGCAATATCTTCATTCTCCATCAATATATTAAATTCTTTTTCTGCCATTACTACTTGATTGATGCGAACCATAGCTTCTTGAGCCTTTGACATTAACTCTTGCTCTTTCATAGCAATGGCTTCTTGAGATTGCTTTTCTATCTTTTGTAACTCTAACTGAGCTCTACTCTCAATAATCTCACCTGATTGCAATGATTGTTGTATCTGCATTTGTTTTTCCTGCATTGCAACAAGTACTTCTGCCTTAAATTCCTCAATCCTGGTTTTAACTTCCTCTTTAATAGCCTTTACTTCTTCAGGAGGAGCTTCTTCTTTAATAAAAACATTATAAAAAGCAAACTTTCTCTTTTCATACACTTCAAAATATGGGAGTATATCATCATACTCACCTGATGCACTTAGAGAAGGACTTCCTAAATTAGTAACATCCTCAGGCTGAATAGCAGCTGAAGTCTCTTTATCAATCATTGAATAACTTACTGTATTCGTGTTTCCCCCTGCCTTTTTAATCTTCGCCTTAAATTCAGGGAACATATTTAATAACTGAGTCCTTGTAAGGTCCTTTTTGACTAGTATAAATGATGCGTCCCTGAAGAGAAAATCTCTACTCATTGGGTCAACATGGATATCGTAAGGATAAACCCTCTTGAATTTCACTTCACCTTTGCCTAAATCAGCGTCCTTATCAATGTCTACAAGAAAATATCCTATACCTCTTGTTAAACTATCAAGAACAACTTGGCTATAAATTGATTTTCCATTAGATAAATACCAACAATAATCAGCTATCTCTGAATGTATTTGAGCTATATCAACATCATCACCAGTTGCCCCTACAGCTTTCCACTTAGGATTATTAGCTGTAACAAAATATTTCATAATCTCTATAATAGGAGTTATCCTGTTTATAGTAAATGTTGGCATCCCAGATTCTTCAAGAGCATCCTTCTCTCCTTTAGTCAACTGCTCATCTAAATAAAACTCATGACCTTTCTGGCTTTTAGTCTGCCATTTTATACGATTACCAGTAGCAGACCTCTCCCAAAGCTGTTTATTTCTTTGTGCTAGTTTCTTTTTAGAGTTTCTTGCCATTATTTAAGATTAGCAAATGGGTTATCTATCCGAACCATTGCATCCATCGCAATTTCAGATCCTGAAACTTTTTTTTCATTACCTGCCGCCATCTTACTTTCTATGAAAGAATAATACTCTGGGTCATCTTTTCTTGACTTTCCTCTCCAACTTTCAATAAATCTCCCCATATCTCCACCAGCCCTTTTAAACTCAAAACCAATAAGTTTCTTAGAAATATTTTCATACATTAATTTATCTTTATCTGTAAAATCTCCAGTCATACCATAATCATATCTTTCCATACCAGGAATCATATCTTTACCACCATAATCTATAAACTTTTGAGCTTGAGGTAAATAAGTACCCTTAATCCAGTCCATTTCTTCTGAAGTGGTTCCTATATCTGCACCACCTCTTGCTACATTAGCTAACATAGAACCTCCTCCTCCAGTTAATTGTAAAGGTCCGAAAGCAGTAGAACCAGAACCTTTAACTTTTGTCCTGATCCAAGGACTATACCCTTCTTTTCCTAAAAATCCTTGATGCTCTGCTCCTTGTATTGCTCCATATAATCTATCTTCTGTGCTTCTTGGTGCCATTAAAAATACTTAGATAATGTAAATCTTAAATCTTTTTCAGCTCCTTCAGGATTATAATCTGGCCTTTCATACTGTCCATAAAGACTCTGACCTCTCTCTGCTGTGAAAGTTGCTTCTTCACCTATAGGAATATCTACTCTTTGGTATGGAAATTGCAATCCACCTTCTCTTAAAACAGGATTACCAATAATATTCCATAATGTTTCTCCATAATCTATCATTGACCTCTCTGTACCAGAGAATCCCATACCTAGAGATGCATACTTATCTGTTTTCCTCATTGGTTCTTCTCTGTATGGTATTTTTGGAGGCATTACGCTACAATCCAGTGCTTAGCACGTTTTTTAGGTTTATGCCATGTTTTGTCCTCATTTTGAACAAAATTGGGCGGAAAAGCGTGTATATTAGCATAAAATAGTGTCTCAATGGTGTCATCATGGGCCATTCTAGGTCCAAATGTAACAATTTCGTTGATTAAATCAAACATATTTTCTCTTAAAAAGATAGTTCCTGCACTAAAACGACCAGAAAGACCAGAATACACACGATTAATTTTATTTCTACCTCCTGGTTTCTCAGGAACTACAGCAACATCAAACTTATTTAATCTCCTTCTTTCTTCATTTAATGCCTGAAAAATAGAACGGTTCATAGCTACATCCTCAACAGTAGATGAAATACAATGATACTTCTGATGCATTTCAAGTATGTAATCAACAACGCCCTTTTTATTTAAAAGATTGCCATGGACATCTTTTCCTCCGATAGTCGGAATTGACCTGTGTCTTTCATACTCTAATGCATAAAGATTATTATCCACATCAATAGCAATAGACAAGATAACACTAAAGTCGGATTCTTTAGTATCAATATCTGTAGCTGGATCGCACCCAATGAAAGTATTAACAGGAACTCTTTCCCCACTAATAACAAGATAGTTCTGATTTTCTTCAGCATCGTAATCGTAGTACCCCTTCCAATATTTAATATGTTCTCTTGTAAATAACGCATCTTCAAGACTCTGCACTTCCATCATATATTCTTGATAGAATTTTGAAGGTTGTCCTGAATCGTTATAAAATTTCTTTTTCTCTTTTAATTTTGCATTACTAAAAAACGAAGGCCACAATGTTTCACCTGAAGGAAGTATTGCCTTGTATGTAATTATTCTCCAAGCAAAGCTCTCTTCGTTTGAACGAGCGCGTTCGTAATTGATAAGAAGATTGTTAATAAAAGAGTCGTAATGTACGGGAGTACCATTAACGCGCAACCTGCCAGTATGAGGCTCAATCGCAGGATAAACGACAGCGGTGACCAAATTCGCATTTTTGTCTCTTGATTCTCTTGTGATTGTATTTGCTTCGTGCTCGAAGTCGTCAAGAACGATGAGGTCGTATCTTTTGTGGAGCTTTGCTCCTCCTCTGATTCCTGCGACATTACTTTTTGAGATAAGTTTGCATCCATTTGCAAGTTCAATATCCTCCTCTGTCCATTTGTTGCCTCTTTGTTTACCAAAATAATATGATATCCTATCATTAAATTCTATATGATGTTTAATATAATCCATGTTACCAACAGATAATTTTTGAGTAGCAGACACCCAGGCATAAAACAGAAGTTCATCCTTAGGACAGAAGAGGAAATCCTTGAGGATTGAGGCTTTAGTAAGAACAGTCTTACCATGACCTCTGGGGAGGATGACAGCTAACTGTTTTATTTCTTCATCGTCAATGGCATCTGCTACTTCATAATGAAAAGGAGGAGTTTCACTCCTCATAAAGTCATCAGGCAAAAATAACTTGCCAAATGCTATTAAATCTTTATAAGCAAAACGTAAAGTTTCTTCAGCTTCTGAAATATTTTGACTATTTATGTTCACTTATGTACTTTCTTTAAAAATTCTTTAGGGATACCTTCTTGAAATAGAAATGAAGATTCATCCATTCTCCAATCAATTTCTCCAAACTTATCAATATATGATTTGGGAACTTCAAATTCTAACAGAGGTCCAGTCCTTTTTTTATCAACCCACGGATTTGCACCAGCAAACTCTTCCGATATATGTTGCTTCTTTGATACCCAAATGCTTTTATCGGAGATGTCAGACCCTCTAAGACCCCTCCCAATCTTATTATATTTTCCACCACCAACAAACTTACCTTCCTTTACCATTTTCCCTGGATGCCATTTATCTACACCCCTATACAAAGTAACCATTTCCTCACCAGCTTTCTTAGCAGCCTTTAAAGCTCTCTTCCCTGCAACCATCTGACCTATAACTGGAATTGCTGCTGACATTGACCATGCAGCCTCGCCAAACTCACCTTCAAGTGCATATAAAGTAGCATCTGCTACATCAGCTATATTCCCATATGCAGGAGTCATACCTGCAACTAATAATGCATTATGTATTCCTTTTATGCTACTTTCTTTTCCTTTAGCAAGAACATCTACATTAGTCTTATCAGCAACGGCTGTCATAAGATTAAATGCTTTATCATTAACTTTAACTTTTGCTTTTTTCGCCATCCTCTTTTTTCTTCTTCTCTATAAACTTATCCAGTTTCTTATAATCTTTCTTCATCTCTAAATACATTGATATTACACCTTCTACTCTAGCTAACCTTCTATGTAAATCATTAAAACCTTCATACAACTCAGCTAGTCTATCTTCATACCATTTTTTTGGTCTTTGTCTTTTTTTCATTTATCTTCCTTTTATCATAGTTTGAACTGCACCATAGGAGAGGAGGTACCGAAACCGTTACACTACTACTCTTGTATGGTAGCTTTATTGTTACTGAACTTTTTGTATAACGTAATAGCATTCTTTTCACTCCCTACTATTTTAAATCCCCAGTATAACATAATTTTAATGATCCTTGTTGGGTCTGAATGTACGCCTCCTGCATGATTAATTAAAATAATCTGAGCCGCAACACCCGATTTATTATTTTTCTTAGCAATATCTTCAACTTCTAGAGCTATCTTTCTTAATTTTTTACCACCTTGTGACTCTGCCTTAGGTACATACAACTCATTAATCCATAAAATAGACTCATCTTCTTTAATAGTATATGCAATAAATGCCTTTCCTTCAGATATGACATCGTATCCCCATAGTTCCTTATAATATTCCTTAAGCAGTTTCACTACTGTCTTCTATGCCGTTTGAAATTTCTTTCCTGTCAGCTTTCTGTAACTGACCTTGTGTGAATCCTTCAAACATACCTATAACACCTATGTCTCTCTGGTGAATTGTATTGGAAGCCGTACCTATTATTTTGCCTAACTCTTTAGTAGACTGCAGTACTATATTGCTGTCATCTGAGAAATCAGCTAAATGCTTTAATTTCTCTAATATATACTCGTGATCTATCCCTAAAGACTTAGCAACTTCATTGACGTTTCTGTCTATTTCCTTCATAACCCTATCCTGTTTTAAAAGCACTAGTGCCTTTCTCTTAGCGTTCTTTTCATCTAACTCATTGTATGCTTCCATGTAAGACTTGACAGCCCCCATGCCCGTAGCAACATTTACCGAAAAAAGTTTCTCATTTTTTGTGATATTCTTCCTTTCTTTGACCCTCTTAGCCGTGTCTTTGATCTTTTTGCTAAAAGTGTACCTGTTTGGATGCTGTGCAAAGTCCGAATCCATATGCGCATTCTTAGTCTTAATAAACGTACCAACAATAGTTCTACACCATCCTGAAGCAACCTTATAATTCTCACTATCACCAGGATGATTAATATTGCTAGAGACTTTGAGTAACTGTACAATTCCACCGTCATCAGCCCTGACCCAATCGCCTTCCTTACCTTCCTTCCAATCTCTAATTTTCTGAGCCTCTTCTTTAAAAAATCCTCTATACTCCTCTTCTGACTCGAAAACATAATGAGTCTTACCCCTAATTGTTGATTTTTCCACCTAGCTCTTCTACGTAATCAGTTAAATTATCTATTAGCAACTGTACCTCTTTAGGAATCCAGAAAACATCACCATCAATCTGTATAGGAACATTGTCAGAACTACACGAAATCTCGTTTAATATCTTAGATTGAGCCTCTTCAGTAAGCCCCCTTAAGAATTCGATCTCCATTGCCATATTCTCTCCAATAAATAATAACAGCTACATGCAATAATAATACTAATATACTGTATTGCAATTAATAATCTAATTCCCCTTATTTCAAATTAAGTACAAAACCCATGTGAAGTCAAGAATTATTTACAAAATGAAGTGGGGTGTTTTTTCTCCTAGTATACACACTAAAAGTGTTTTTCGTATATACGAATTACGTTATAATTGATTTTAATTAACTGCATATTTGCTAATGATTCTTTACTCTATAACTCTAACCTGTAGAAAGGGAGGTGTATTGCCAATAAGATAAAACACACACCCAAACCTACGGTACCTACGGCACCTGCTGAAGTCTTCTATCTTGAAGAGGAAGACTACGTGGACAAACTGTGGACTAACCTTAAGCAAGCATATGCTAAGGCCATTGTCACCACTAAGTCGTCTTCGGAGATGCGCCGGGTTAATGAGACTACACGGGCTAAGTGCTATTCTATCTTACAACTCTGTAAGGCAGAGGGTGGCACTACAGTTCAAGCTGAGATTAGACAGTTCGTTCAGCGTAGCTTCAGATAGGTACCAGAAGTTGATTAAAAGGGGGCTAATAACCCCCTTTTTCTTATACTTACTAACATTCCCCTTCCACATAGGATATGTTTATTGGATATGCTCAGAGTATATTATCATAGATATTTCATGTAACATGGGAATTAACCTTAGCTGGAGGATACATTAATGAATAAAGAAGATGCTCGTGATATTCTTGATCAAGGCCATCCGCCTGATGTGGAAAGACTTCTCTTGGAGCTAGATATAAATCTTAAATTCTTAGAGTTTCTAGAGCAACGAGATGCAATTCAAAAGGAGGACCATGATGAATGATCTTGATGGACTAAGTAAGGCTTTATTTGAAGAGGTTAGTACCATTGAATACCTCAGAAAATGGCCAACTGAAACCGATACGCTATGTAAAGATAATAGCAAAGAGGACCTTGCTAATAAATATATTGAATCAAAGCGTAATGTCAAACAGTACAGAGATAAATGTGATGAATTAAGGAATAAGAACCAAGAGTTAAACAAATCATACTTGTTAGCTCAAAGAGAGATAACAAAGCTTAATAAGCGTATTATTTCTCATAGGTTCAAATCATTTGTTGCAAAAGCATTTAATAAAATGGGTTTTGTTCCTAAATAATTCATTAGCTGGAGGATATATCATGCAATATGTGATTATCAATGTACTAAGAAGATGGTGTGATGATAAAATAAAGGCTGGTAAAATTAATAATAAGTATAAGCAGAGCTTAATTGATCTGAGAGATGCTTGTGTTAATATTATGCCATTCTTCTAATACCAAGGGTTGGGGCGCAATTGCAGCTTTCTTCAATTATAAATAGTGATAGCTAGCTTATAAGTCGCCCCTTAGACCCCAATATTTAAGATTAGTTAGCTCTGCTGATGAGAGTTAATATAATCGAGGTGAAATTCCTCAAGGACACAGCAGACGGTTAGGTTGTTATCAGCGACGGCTTAACCATTAATTTGAGAGTAAATCAATCGTGAAGTAGGTGGATGACGGATATACTAGCCGTAGTAAACTGGAAGGATTGGACAATGAATGCAAAGTTGTCACTCTCAATAGATTTGTCAATATGTGATTATATCATCAACCCTGGTATATTGCATACTTGACAGATAGTGAAGGTATAATTATAATATGCCTTCGCTACCCATTACAATATAGATACCTTGACGTGGTGTAATGGCTTTAAACTAAATCTATATCAATCAATAATTAGCCGAAAAGGAGATAGTATCATGGAAATAATAAGTAATTTCTGGGAATTCTGTTTTGCAGGCATATTCTTTTTACAAGTTCTTATATTGTGGGCATTACTAACCATTGATAGAGAGCTGAAACAAGTACAGAAGGATATGGAAGGATGGGTAAAATAATGGATTGGGCAGGAATATTAATATTAGTAGGAATGATGTTATTATTATTGTATGGCCTATGGATATCAATGAAAGATAGTTTTCCTCCAAATGATAAGAAGAGGAGAATCTAATATGAATGCAATAGGTATAATAATTGGAGGCATCATTACAATATTTGTTATGTTAATAGCTGTTGTAATTTGGTGCGAATGGAAAGATAATAATGTATCAAATAGAAAATGGAGGTAATGACTATGACATATTGGGCATTATTTTGGATTGAACTATATTTCAGTTGGTTATTAATAGAATGTATAGCAGGAAGGTATAACATGATAAAAAATAACAAAATGGAAATAATGGGTGTAGTAGGATTAGCATTGTTTGGAATATTCATAGCATGTGCAAGTCCTGAAGACCCTGAAGCAACAATAAAAGGTATGCACAAAGTAGAAGATGCTAAATCTAAATACCGTGCAGAAGCAAAAGCACATAATGATAGTGCTGCGGCAAGGTGGAAGAACTATTATCAAGCACAAGAAGCAACTGACGAATCAATGCGTGACTCCAAGGATACTTCAATGACTGTTGAAGAAATACTACGTGAGCATGTGATTGATTCAACAAAGATAATAGCAATTAAGTATCCAGATGATGCTTTTACCGATTTTGAAGAGGCATTTATGACTGCCAGATATGAATTGGGTAAGAACAGGCATTTTATATGGATGAAGAAACTATACTCAACCAACTATAAGGAGGAAGGGTATTTAAATGAGTGATATATCAATAGGAATCGCCTGTGTTATTATAGCATTTCTAGTGTGGAAGATAGCTCAACTGATTGATAGAAAATGAGTACCGTTACTAAACTTGGCTCACAAGGTAAGTGGCAATGGTCTAATTTGCTATATCAAGCTGGATGGACAATTAATGAGAAGAATATTAAAAAAAAGTTCTCTGAAGTGGAAGCCGAAATTATTATGGAGAAGCATGTTGATGGTGTTAATGTCTTAGTGACTGAATTCTATCTGCCTAAGAGGAAATGGATTTTTTATCCTCTTGGGCTACATGATTATAATGTAGATAATGTGGGTACTGAGGAAGGAATATATCAAAGCGCTGAATCAGTACCAATATATAACATTTATCAGACTTTGTGGGAAGATGGTAAATGGAGCAGAGCTGGAAAAATAGGATTTTGTTTGCCAAAAGATGGTAGCGTTGGCAAATATTTATATATACCAATCCTGTTTAAAAATGATAAAGCCAGAAAAATGCATTATCAAATGAATAAAATGTCACGCAATAATCGTGTAAGAACTAGAGATCATAGAATGAATAAGGGATTACTAATAAAAAGACCCTATTTTATATATGATATTGAAGATGATTACACAATAGAAGACAAAGCCAGACTAATGTATACCAGATAGTTTTAGGCTGTAATGTCTAATCCAGCGGAAGAAGCGGGCAGACCGATTGTAACTCACAGCTATCACTGGGTTTGCCCGTAATTCCTTATGTTTTGCTATATAGTTTAAAATAATTGTTGTAAATTCAAATATAGAAGAGGATACAAATATGATAGTTATGCAAGACTTTGTACAAACCTGTTATCATAAGTATATAAATCGAATTGGAGAAGATAGAAAGAGAGAATTCTATTTAGGCCATGAAGATAAATATAGTGCTTCAGGAGCAGGCCAATGTATTAAAAAGCATTGGTTTAAGACTCATGGATTTGAGGAATCGCTCCCTGAAAGAAGAAGTAACAGACTATTAAGATTAGGCACAATAGTTCATGAAGATATTCAAAAGGCAGTATCCGAATATAAAGAATCTAAGAATAATATATTAGGTGTGCATATTGAATTGGATATTGAAATTCCATTTCTAAATGTAAGAGGACATTGTGATTTAGTAGTATCTGATTATCCAGTAACTAAAGCAATAGTATATGATTTTAAAACCACTCACTCTTTCAAATGGCAGAAAATGTTTGGTCATTTAAAGAATAGAGATAGGAATCCAAATCATAACTATGAGTTACAAATTGGTACATATGCTCAAGGCTTATCATTAAAGCTTGGGATAGTAAGAAGCTTACATCATGGAATAAGGTTTTCGATGCAAGGTTCGACC